AGCTGAGCATCTATAGGGTAAAACGTGTTGGAAAAGGCAAAATCACTGTCAAGGCCCGCAGATATTCCAAGCTCTCCTGACACCCTCATCAAAAACCTGATAAGGTTTACTTTCTTGGTACGAGCTTTCGGGGTTAGATACGTCCAGGCACAGCGCACATAACAAGGTATACGCGAACCGAAGTCGTAGGGAACTGTCCAAACTTTTATGACACCATCCCCCGTGCCTGCATACAGCGTACCCTCAAAAAGTTCCCACGAAGTTGTCTGCCAACCCCTGAAGACTGTCCAAGCTCCTGTAACAAGATTCATAGCTAGCTGTATACGTTCACGAGTTTCTGTGGCAGGGACATTGACTAAAAGCAAACTTAACTTAGGGTTAGCTGTTATCTGCCATTCTGAAGAATTTTCTGTCCCCTGAACTAGCTGTTGAAAGTAGCTGGAAATGATGTCTGTAATTGTGGACTTAGAGCTTACCCAGCCTTCCTTGGAAAGCTTTGCAAGGCTTATTACCCCAAAAGTTGTTAAGATCAGCAAGTCTCCGCCAAGCTTATAGAAGGGGTTTTTACCTAAAGGTGTACCCACATCGAACACGCCGCGCAAACTCCACTGCCCTGCGGTAGAAGGGTCAGTGCCAGAGTAAACAGCAGCTTGACCTTCTGTAGTAACAAGTACACACATGTCGTCAGGGCCGTCAGCACCATCTATAGTCCAAGAACCTATGGCCTTAAGCTTACCACCTTTACGGAAGAGCCCTCCGACTGGGAAACGGTTTAAGTCTCCGGTGATGGAGTTGATGGGTAAGAAGTAAAAGTTCATACTGTCTTTTTCAATAAAAAACAGTGAACGCTGGTGCATGGCCACGTAAGACAAATTGGATGTAGCAATAGTCTCACTTGGGGAACCATTAGCTACGTTGAAAGTGGATACTGTAGTCCATGTAGGACTTTTGTAATAAAAATAGCTGTCTACACCGTTAACGCCTACCAGATAACTACCGCCCGAGACAGCATAGTTAGCTAGTACCATATCACCGGAAGTAAAAGCTTGGGCTACGGAGGGAGGGCTAACAGCTTCGGCTGTTACATTGTAAGCTCCAGCATCTGTAAATGCTATTAACTCCCTTGAGGCAGCTCCACTCCACATTCCGACAGTTTTTACTTCTTCTGGTGTAGGGCAGTGCTCGACAGCACCTTTCCTTATCCCTACAGACTGTTCCTGAGGCCAGAAGTTTTCCATAAGTGTGGCGTAAATAGGACGCATGGCAGCTTCTGCGTCACGCGTATTCAGTCCGCCCACAGGCGCAGCAACTGAAAAAGACTTTGCCAGCGCGTTTCTAGCGCCAAAACCTACTTGAGATTTGAGGGGCAAGTTTATCATGGTAAGTTCCAGGAAGCTTCGGGTACAACTATGCCAGGCCTAGACACCACTGTAGGGATTCCGTCCATCCTTACAGATTGTGGGGAATCATTACGAACAGACTTGGTAAAAAGCATACGCTCATATTTTGCAAAGTCTTCTGCATAGTCAAAACCTTGCTCTTTTTTCCATGCCCAGCGAAGGTAAGCTATCGCCAAGTCCGCACCTACAGTACTGGTATCTAGGTCATTTTCCCAGTATCTTCGGTAAACAGGGGGTTGACTGTTTGTACCTGCAATACCTGGGAAATACACAAAAGCGGATGAATAGTATTCAAAAGAGAAAGTTTCTCCCGCTTGCGGTACGGGATTGACCAAAAATTCTCCGCCCTGCAAACGGTAGGCTGGGTAAGGGCCTACAAAGTCACAAACTCTTCTGGCTTGCCACTCCTGTGGAGAAAGCACTTCCATCAAACGCTGCTGGGAGTGGGCGTAAGTTGTTCCAGGAACTATACCCTCATAAGAGTAAGGCGCAAGAACAGATAAACTTCCCTGACTTTCTGTAGCTGTGGCAGCCCATTCAGCTTGTCGGAGGTTAGTCTGCCAAGCTTTCCTTGTGTTGAGGTCATCGCAGAACTCATTTAAAAGTCCCAAAGCTCTTTGGGGATAACCTGACAGAGCTGAAGCAACTGAAGAAGGTAGCGGAAGCCCTTGACGCCGCGCATGTTCACGCACAATTTGAAGTAAATTCATACAAAAGCTCCCAATCTGCTTACAGTTTACGTGCAGCCCGTGGAGAAGCTGGTGGATCTAAAAGATCAGAAATGGCAGGGTTTTCAGGGTCTTCAGTTTTACTGTTGTTAGCCATAGCGCCCCTCGTCAGAGCCTCTAACTGCGCCTGCATAAGTTTAACCTGCTCTTGGAGCCCAGCTGTAACAGATTGAGCTTTATCTAAACTTAACTTAAGGTTAGCGTTTTCTTCCGCCAGTTTACCTACACCCCCAGATTGCTGCATTGTGTAAGCTTTTGCCTTGTCAACCAGGTTGCGGCCTCCCATACCTAAACGGGTTATTACTTCTTCATTAGCCTGCGCAAGCTGCTCTACAGTCCGTACATGGAGTTTAATAAGCATCTCGACCTGAGCTGGGGAAGCTACAGCCCAATTCTTTACGGAAGTACCTTCGACAGGGATTTCACCACTTTCAGTCCATTGCTTATAGCGGGACTTATAAGACTCATACCACTCAGGAGGGAATCGACCGTTCTCAACCTGAACTTTGAGCTGCTCAAACCAGACTTGGACAGGTTTTTCTACACAGTCTTTACTGCCTGCGGGCGTGATGAAGGCGTAGTCAACATCTTTAGCAACATAGCTTCCAGTATCAACAGAAGCTTGGCGATCCTCTTCAGACACTTTACGAAATTCTACCCAAGGGGCAACGGATTGTACTGTACTCATGGCAAACTCTTTAAGTTAAGTTCAAGGAAAAACAGGCTCTACAGGTTTTTGCAGAGCCTGTGTCGGCGGGAAAGGGGTTAAACAGTTTAAGTTTCGTTCAAGATCTTTAACCAAACGTACTGACCGGAAGTAACTGCTACCAACACGTTCCCATCAATAGCTGAGCCCGTGCCAGCAGTAATCTGCCCTGTTGATGGGGCATAGGTAGCTGCAGCGTCTGCGGCTAAAGTGGCGCCAGAAACGCCATAAATAAACTTCCACTCAACACCGGCTGAAACAGCGTTCATGCGCGAACCAATGGGATGATTCTGCACGTCCGAAGCTACGTTAGGCTGCTGCACACCAACTATAGGTTGTGTGATTGTCCAGACTGCTACTGTCATAATTTTCTCCTAAGATAAGTTTTGAGGAATTATCGGGACGGATTAAACTTTTTTAATTCGCCCCGATAATTACATTAAGGTTTCAAGACACCTTGCAAAGCTCTGTTCCCGATTGTAAGGTTACCCATCCAGAGAATAGGTACTACGACAGCATCTTGGTTGTAAGGACGCATTTCAGGCACAACTTCCATATCTGCGTCTTTGTGCACGACTAGGTGGATATAGTCAGTATTCAAAGAGTACATACGAGAGTCTGGGATACCTGAACCACCATCAAAAATGACGTCAGCTGACTTGTACTTAAGCGACTGGAATCCACCTTTAGCTGTTTCTGCTGAGGTGTAACGCTTGATGGAAACCTGAGAAGTCTCATAGAACGAGAAGTAGTCGTTCGAAGAGAGGATTAAGTCAGGCTTATCATCACCACGTGTCTGAGCCAGCCAGAGCGGTAACAGCAAACTTTCCATAACGCCTGGAGCACCTGAAGGAGTGATAGCACCGCCACCCTGTAAAGGGGCAGCTGCTGATTGCACTTTGTTCCGCCAGAATGTCCAAGTAGCCGCATTGATACCACCAACAGTACCTTGACCATTATCTGCAACCAGTAACTGTAGGCCGCCGATCTGGTTAGGTAAAGTGCCATCGCCGTAAATGTCAAAAGAAAAGTTATTCTTGAAGGTACGGATAGCATTTTTCATCCGTGACTTCACAAGGTTAACAATTTTCTCTTTACCACTGTTTATCCGCATCTCTTGGCCAGAGGCTGTGACGTGGATAGCGATTTGACGCCAAGGAAACTCAGCGGCAGACAGTACGTCAGATGCCCCAATGTTCAGGGTATCGTAGCCAGAGTACCGCTGATAGGTACTGTTTTCGGCATATTCTAGTGGTTGTGCTAAGCTAGTACCGCCAGATTCAGTACGTTTCATACCCTTCTTCATGATGCGCTGAAGGAAGGCATTGTTGTTACTGACGTTGTCGATGATGTCAGAGCGGTGATTGCGGAAAGTTGTGGTTACTAGTTCGGTAAAAATTTCATTGGGAGAAGGCATGATAACTCCTAAAAGGTTGATCAGGGAATTTACTAACTTCTGTCACTTATGATCTGGTCGAAAGCTGCTTCAATCGACTTATCTAAGTTATGAAGTCCGGCACCAGGAGAAACAGATTTAACTGCAACTCCACTGCCCTTAGCTCTTACATTTACCCCTGTTGCGTTACGGGCAGCGGTTGTCTTTGCCGCTACTGCGCCAGGCTGCACCTGTTTCTGTGGGGCTGCCTTAGCTGCTATGCGAAGGCTTTCCTTTTCTGAAACTTCTGGTGACATCCTTAGCGCCATATCGTAGGCTTGCTTAAGGGAGGTAGCACGCCCAGATTTGATGAGTAAAGCCATGTCAGAGGCTACTTCGTCAAAAAAGGCATGTTCCGGGTCAGCGGCAAAAGCATTCATCTCCTGAGACAGCTGGCTGCGGATTTGCTGCACCTGCTGCTGTTGCCGCTCAGTTTGCTGGTCTAACAGTTGCTGCTGTATGGATTGTAGCTGCGATATTTGTGTACGCAAGTGCGCCACTTCTGGGTCTACATAGGGAGAATCTTCGGGGTTCGGGAGCTGTCCTAAGTTTACGTTGAAGTCCCTTGCCAACTTGGAGAATACGTTCAGCTTTTCTTCAGGAGAACCTACAGCTAAAGTTTTATGTATCCCCATAAGCTGTCCGATGTGTACAGTGGGGTCTATGTTATGCTGACGTAAAAGGGGTACATAAGGAGCTATTGCACGATCTATAGACTGCCCGAAAGTAGCAGCAGCCTTATACTCGCCAATACCTCGAAGGATGTCTTCTTCACGCTTAAGGACTTCCTGCTTAACCACTGGGGGTAAAGTTTCAAAAGCTGCCTTAGCCTCAGGTCTCCAAGAAGCCGGAGCGCGGAGGTCTGTTGAAGGGGCGGGCGGAGGCTCTATTGCAGGCTTATCTGTAGCCGGTGTTTCTGAAGGTTTAGGAGCTGCTGGAGCAGACTCTTTTTCGGCGGCAGGTTCTGCTGTGTCTTCAGTTGTTGCGGGCACTTCAGGTTCTTGGACGTCTGTATCAACGGTTTCGGGCAAATCCAGTCCTAATCCGTCGCTAACCTCCGTTAAAGCTTGTTCCATGTCGATTTCCATAATATTCTCCAGTTAATGTATTAAAGTTTGTGGGATAGCGGCTTCAGTTACTGTTCTGTTAATTAGAGGAGCTTCGGCGCCGTGAACCAGTTCCCCAGCCAGTCTTTCAAATTTTTCCTCGGGCAGGCTTAAAGCTAAGTTAGCAGCCGTCTCAGCTACCTGCTCAAGCTGGATGTCAGCTTCCTTAGCTTTATACTTCTTGTGCTCTTCCAGTTCTCCTGGCTCATAAACTCTGCAGTTATGTCGGCGAAGATTTTCTTCATGCTCCCTACGCCCCCTAATCTCTCTGCCTGTTATAGGGCAATTGTACGCTTCATAATCAGCTACAACCCTGGGGGCGTCCAAGACCCTCTTAGCAGCGGCTTGACACCGCTCGCAGTTTGCGGCAGAGTTTCGCTCAGAAATCTTACGGTAAATTAGGAAGGTGAAACCACAGGCAGTGCATTGTGCAGTATAGGTTGGCATAATGTTTAAGGTAAATCTGGGTTAGAGGGGGTTACGGGGCTAGGATCTGGGGAGGAGAAAGCTGCAGCTTCTTGCTGAGCCATCTTAACCTCTCGAAGGGCAAACTGCTTCTCTTGGTCAAGCTGTTTCTGGGAAAAGCGCTCAGCCATTTGAAGTTCTTTCATAGCGAAGTCTTTTTCCATAGCAATAGACTGTCGGGCTTCTTTTTCCATAAGCTGGATTTCCCGCTTCTTAACCTCTACGGCCTGTTTTTCCTTCTCAAGAGCTTCTTTCTCTTTACCGAGGGCTTCTTGCATTTGCTGTAGTTGAGCTTTTTCAGCTTCTCCCCCCTGGGAAGGTGGTTTAGTGGCCATTACAGCTTCTTCAATTTCCCCACCCATACGGAAACGTCGAAGCAGATTAAGAAGTATAAGCTTGGCAGCTTCTTCTGGCAGAGCTCCTGACTGAACTATAGGTGCCACACCATTAAGGAACTGAGCTAAAGCGTTCATAAGCTCTGCCATATCCTGCTTATCCTCAGTAGCCTCTGCGTCTACAGTTGAATTTGTCTCAACATCCACACTGAAGTTTCTCAGCATGTCAGTCTGAAGAGTCTGGATAATAACCTCTAAAGGTGGGGCTGCCAGCTCCGGTGGTTGTGGTGGAACAGGCTGGCCCGACATCTGAGCTTGCTGCGCCGCCATCATATACTCTTGCTTCATGGCATCCTGCTCAGCCTGAGTCGGGAAAGGCAGACCAGTCATCGCACGGATAAGTTCGGGACTTATATGCGTAACTGCAAGTTCTAGGTAAAGTCTGAGACAGTCCCTGCTAAAGCGGGCAACCTCTTTCTGCATACGCTTAAGGCGTAATGTTCCCCACTGGTTTTTGATTTCCTGTGCACCAAGTGTTTCGGAAGCCTGAGAACTGCCGCGCATAATATCTGCAATTCCGGTCAGTTCGAAAATGACAGCTTTAACTTGACTGCGCTGGGCATACAACTGCTGTAAGGCCGCTACAAGTTTTTCCAGAGGAAACAGCCAGACAGCATCATCTAGTTTCAGTCCTTGCGCGGTAATTTGCCCCGAATTGGTTATAGGAAGTAAGGTGTTATCATCCTGAAGCATCAGGTCTTTAAACTCTTCGATAGAACCGTTGTAGAAGCCTCGAATCCGCATTGCGCGGGTCAGCTTAGTAATTCTGATAGTTATGTCGTTGAGTTCTTCAGCTTGCTGTCTGTAGGACTCGTAGAGAGCTTGAGGTGTAAGCCCGCTAAGCTTACGGAAAAGCTGCAAAGGTTTAGGGACAGGAAAAAATCCCTGCAACTTGCATGGGTCAGGTATCTGCTTCCAAGGTTTAGCTTCCGTAGTCGAAAGGAAGATCACCTCTTTTTTCAGTTTATCCCAGATTTCCCAGACTGTAGTTCTGTCATCCTGACACTCTTCCCCAGCATCCGAAGGGCTGAAAAGACTGTTCAACGAAACCGAAGCAGCTCCATCCCCATCCTCATCACTGACGCCGGAGGGCAGAATTTCATCCAGTTTTGCCTTACCCACATTAAAGTTAGTTTCCAAATCTTCTTTGGTCATGTAATGGCGGAAGGCTACCCAAGGAACTTCTTGCCAAGTTTTCCCAAAACCGTGCAGAAAGTCATCCCAAGCAACAGGTTCAAAAACACAAGATTCTGCCTCTACCTCCTCTTCTGTATGGTCAGTGTCTTCTGCAGATTCTACAGCGGGTTTGAAGATAGCATCGTACCTTACACGCATCAGCCCACGGCCAGGGACTAAAGACTCTGTTACACTGTGGCGCATCATCTCATCGAACTCTGGCACGCCAGGATCACCATTGTCAAGTCCATGCTGAAGAAGCCTTTGACCCAAGAGAGCTGCTAAGCGTGTAAGAGCATTGTTTTTCTGTACAAACCTAGGTTTCACTACAGGCCGAGGGGTAGAGTTATACAGTGCTGGGGAAAGGGTCTCTGTGTTAGAGTAAAGGATATTATAAGGATGTTTTACAACCTCTTTGCCACATTCGTAAATTTCAACCAGAGTGGCGCCCGCCTTCCTCCAGTCTTTTTCGCGCGATAAAGCTGCTTGAAGTTCCTGTGCCCAGTGCTTGACCACCTCATTAGGCTTATCAGGGGTAGCGGAGGTTGATAATGTCATTACAGTTCCAAGTGTTGGTTAAAGTCTACGTTCCACAGCAAGTCTTGCTTTTGTCCTAGCTTCGAGAAGTTCATTAAAGGTATACTCACCTGGAAGTTTAGGCAAGTCTGATTCTGCTGCGCTCTCACCTTTAGGAACCCAAGGCCTTGACATACAGGCATAACGTATCTCATCGTAAGCGTGGTCTTCGCCTTCTGTGTCTATGTCTTCGGTATCCGTATCGTCATGCTGCAGGGACGGCAATGTCCTGATAGTGTCAGCACAGTTATCGAGGACATACAGCATAGGTGTCCAGACTGTGGGTACTCCACGATCATCTCGGGCTTTGACGTGCCCATAAATCCTTTGACGAACTTGATCTGCACCAACTTTACGTTTATTGTCAGCTCTGAAAAAACCTACTCCATGTACAGCCATAGTTTCGGCCTTACTTGGTCCACCGTCAGTGATGAAAATAGCCGGATCTGCCACCCCGTGGTGAATAACAAGTCCATCAGCCTTTTCACGTTCTCTGATACCTCTGGCCACGTTGTCCACAGTCATTTTTAGTCCGACGTTTGGAGCACTTGCACCATACCATTCTTTGTACCGAAGCAAAGCCCCGACAGGTAGCCCCCACTTTCCATCACTTACTACCCACCAGCCAACTGAAAAAGGTCTTGCCGAACCCCAGTCAAAGCTTCTAAACCGCAAAGCTTTTTTAGGAATTTTTGGCAGCCAGATATTTGTATCTAAAACATTCTGATCTCCCCAGTTATCAAAAAACGCACCATCGACTATGTCCCAGTTACCTTCCAACCAAGCTTTGACCAAAGCGGCAGAACCTGACTGAGTTAACCTCATTATGTAAGTTGGGTCGTTACGCATCAGAAGCGCATTGTCCCCTAACTTTGATGGGATGAAGACCCTTGAAAGGGCAACTACAGTCTTAACCCCGTCAATTAGGACTTCCATAGACTCTGTAAGAATCCTAAACCCTCTTGGGTCTGGTGTGATGAATCGCTCTTTTACCCAATTGTGTCCTGGGCCGCCTGGATTTCCTGTCAGCCTCATACCGCAGGGCACGCCGACCGCTGAGCGTAAACAGGCACGAAGAAGGTTGATCGGGGCAGGTGAAGGAAAGTTGGTAAGCTCTTCGACGTAGATTCTGGTGTAGTTGTGGCCTTGGTAAGCTTCAGCATCCGAATCCCGTTCTAAGTAGCGAAAAAGCAGTCGAGCGCCATTTGCCATGACCCACTCAGACTTCTGCTCGTTGTACTTAGCCCCTAACTTTGCAAAGAGTTGCTTTGACCTAGCAATCACCTCGGACAGCTGCTTGAACTGCCGACGGAAAAAGACTCCAACAGCAGCTTCACCGTAAAGGTTAGCGTGCTGCATCCAATCACCAAGACTAGCCTCAGTTTTCCCCCCACCCCGCGCTCCGCCATAAAAAACTTCAAATACGGAACATTCGAGAAGTGCGGTCTGAGGCCCTGGTTGAGGTTTCCAGATGATGGTCTGATTGTCGGCCTCTGCAAGAGCTGTAAACACCCTTAAACTCCTTTAACTTTATTAGACTCTTCAGCCTCGGCCAGCCGTTCATCAAGGGTTTTGGAACTTACATCAATAGCGTCAGACTGTCCACCGTACTTTTCCGCCCATTCAGTCTGACTAGCTATCGGTGCAGGCATTGCGACCACGAAACTTTGCTGCACGTTAACATTCTGCTGCCTGGCTCCATAACCTAAAGCCTTTGCACCCACTTTAACACTTTCCAGCGCAAGGTCGGAAGATTTTGTCACCGCAAGCTTGTCAATCAGAATGTCCAAAGACTCACTTACAAGCGCTTTAAGCTTTTCCTCAATAGTCAGGACAAGGCTAGGATCGGAAAGGTCAGCCTTTCTTACGGCCAGTCGCATCTGAAAAGCGTCAGAATTTATTACACGGCTTACCCAAGCTACAGTGTACCCGAAGTGATGTGCGATAGCAGTTTTGGATATTGAAGGATCTGCAATAATCAAGTCACACATTGCATCATGGGTGTAGCTTACCCGCTGAACCGTCTTACTAGCTGAGACGGTACCTTGAAGAGGGGCAGAGGCTATGTTACCTAACTTTGATATTTGAGGTTTTGCAAGTTCTATTGTGTGTGGTATCGTTGACATTGTTTGACTCCAAGAAGTTTGCTGGATGACTGTCCTGCTGGATTTGTCCTCACTATAGCCCGACAGCCTTTCGTCCACAAGCCCTGACCTTCGGCTCTCCGCCCTGGTGCGGTTCCCTCGGGCCTGAGCATCTTTACCCTTTTTATTGTCCCGAATTAAAGCTCTTTAATCCTCCCGAATAAGTCAATTTTTACTGGAATTTTTTTGGGGGTGGGGTAAGGTAGGAAAGAGGGTGCAGTAAGAATTTTTGGGGAGGGGCACAGTGGGTTGGACATACCGTTAACACCCCCAAAAACCTGCCCCCACCTGCCGCTTGCCCACCCCCCACCTAGGGCAGATTTAATGCGAATGATTCTCATTCAAGGTGGAATTGTTGTAAACCTGCAACATGTGACAAGATTGTCAGAGGAAATGACAAAAATGTAGCGAATCTGACAAAAATGTTACACAAAATGGTGGGGGTTTGAGCAGGTTCCCTACGTGGGGCATGTTGGCACGAGGTTTGCATGTGTGATGGCGTGGGGAGGATTGGCCTGCCCACGCACGGCGAATATGCCCAATAATCTAGGAGCCATACCATGACAAACGCAAACACCAACACCAAAAAATCCGCAATTTCAGCAGAAATTGATAGTGGGGTGCTAACCCTCACATTCGGGGCAGGAGGGTCAATTGTTATTGACCCAAAAAACCTCGAAAAACCGATCATTGAAATGGCCATCCTCCACGGCCTAAAGCAGAAATTGGTGGACGCAGCCGCCATCGCCCGCAACACCATCACGGGAGAGTCTGCCTCCCTCACCGACAAAAAAGAGGCGGTCATGGCCGTTTATGACCGCCTAATGCGTGGCGAGTGGAACGCCACGCGCTCCACGGGTGAGGGTACGGCCAAAGGTAGTCTATTGTTGTTGGCGCTCCAACGCCTACAACCCCAAAAATCGGGCGAGGAATTGGCAACATGGCTGGACGGCCTAACAAATGAGCAAAAAACCGCTCTCAGTAAAAATGCGAAAATTTTGCCGATCATCCAAACCATCCAGGCAGAGCGGGCGGCAAAAGCTGCGGAAAAATTGGGAGTGGATTCGGATGGACTATTAAACGACCTTTTGGGCGAATAATCCTACCCCAAACCCAAACCCGAACCCGAACCCGTTAGGCAACCCCTAGCGGGTTTTTTTTTCGTCCAAACCCTCCCAAACCCCAGCCGCATCCCCAACGCGGGAATATGAGGCCGGATAATCCCACCATGCGTGGCCGCGTCTTGTGTGTGAGGCGCAATGCCCCGCCAATGCCTCAAATCGCCTCATGCGTGCGCCAAAACCCCCACCCCTATACCTACCCCCCAGACCATGCCCACAATGCCTCAAATCGCCCGTTATCGCCGTTGCGCATGTTGTCCCCGTTGTCCTTGGGGTTGTCCCTCATTGTCCCCACGTTGTCGCCGGTTGTCCCCAGATTGTCCGGTAAAATCAACTTTTTGATGTACCCCCCCCTCACCGTTTATTATCCGCCCCATTATTTATATATAAGGTGCATCCTCTATATATATTATCAGGCATATTTTTTATATATATGGGAACCTTATATATATATTAGGACGGATTAAAAGCCTTTAATATGCCCGAATAATAGAACCATAGGGGGGGTGGTCGATTTTTCCGATTTTACCGGACAATCTGGAGACAACGGTTGACAGGGCAACGACAACGGGGGACAACGTGGGGACAATGAGGGACAACGTGGGGATAATCCGCGATAATCCGCGATAATCCGCAATAATCCCCGATAATCTTGCCCAATAATCCCCATAACTGGATTGACAAGGTATGCCCCACTGGGGATAATAGGTACTAGACGGGTAGGGGTAGGTACTGATGCCCGACGGGTTCGCCGAGATAGGCGTGCCCTTGTTCCAACTGGTAAATGCTAAGAACCCCCTTAGAACGAACCAAAAACCAAAAATTCACCTTAAGAACGGAAACTTTATGCCAACTTACATCCACTATGGGCCAGTAGAAACTCCTGAACAGCTCGCAAACTTTCGAGATAGGCTGATAGGGTTTATAGAGACAGCTTGCCCACCAGGTGAGCTTATAGAGCACGGCGTAATGCTCTGCGCAGAACATCTCTTACGGTTCATGCGAGACTGTCAAGAACGGGATAAAACCCAAAGAGAACTTCAACAAGGGCTGCATGCAAGTCAGTTGGAGCTTCAGGAATATGTGCTGGAGGCTAGAGGAAACGCGGCTAAGTACACATGGCTTGCAAAAGCCCTAACCGAATTGCCGGTAGAGGATTCAGCAGAAATACTGCAAACACTGCTGGATAGTGTGAAAAGCCCTAAACGGCTGAGCAGGTTAGCCCTAGACTTGGCGCTGGACATGGCAGTAGCGACTGATAGTGTTAAACTAAGGGGTGGGAGGACTTAGTATGAACAACCGAGAAACTGAAGAACTTAACCCCACCGACACAGAACGACTTGACTGGCTTGAGGGTGATGAGAGCAAGTCTGTAGTAAGGATAGGTAAATACTGGTACACCCGCATAGACTGGGGGATGCCACATATCAGGCGTAAAAACATTCGAGAAGCGATTGACGCAGCAATAGTAAAAGAGAAAACATTTAAACAACTGAAAAAGGGGAAATAATGTCAAAACATCAGTACGCACACATCCTTCATGCCTTAGCTGAAGGTGAAACAATTCAGTGTCTTAATACAGACAAGGGGAACACATGGGAAGATCTGACTTCCGACCAAGTTTTCTCCTGGATTATGCGCAGGAGACCTGTTCAGTATCTCAGACCTAAGCCTAAAGTTGTACGTATCGGTGGCTGTGAGGTGGATGAACCTTACAGAACAGCACCTGAAGTAGGCACTGCCTACTACCGCTTAAACCTTAGATATGCTTACCAAAAAGTTACGACTTGGCATGGGGATGAAGAAGACTTAGAATGTCTGCAAAAAGGTCTAGCTTTTAAGACTAAAGATGATATGGAAAAAGCCAAAGAAGCTATCTTAGACCTTTTAACCACCAAACCCTCAACTAACTAAGGACTACCATGCAAGCCAAATCTCTCTCCACAAACCTTCCAAACCCTGCTTACCCACCGGAAAAACTTACGAACAGCGTTCCAAACACCGAAACGGGTGGAGACTTCCAACCCTGGATTTCCAGCTTCTTTCAAGAACAAGCACTGCAGATACTAAACAGCATGCTCTCAGGTGTAGACCCTACACTTCGTCAGTTCCTGAAGATACCTAAAATTGTCTTTGAGCACCCGAAGTCCCGACGACCTGCTTGCCAGTTCCTACGCGACATGGCAGACAGATTAGACCCTGAAGGGCCATTAAGTGCAAGAGAATGGGTAAAGTTAAGCGATGTCGCAGAAGAGTTCGTGGAAGTCTGTGACAAGTATGAGATAGGCACCAAAGATGGTGTAGCCTTGCTACAGAAAGCTTTGGAAGAACGTAAACAAACCTTAGGAGACCTCAATGACAAAAAGTAATCCGCCACGAAGGTCAGACAATTCTGCTAACGTCGCACTTCTGCAGGAGGTATGGCGTAAAGCTTATCAGCTCTCATCCCCGCTTGTACTGGACTTTGCCTCGCCTGGTGAAGCTAATTCTATGCGGACTAAGCTCTACAATGCTGTTCGCAATGTGAAGAACTTTCCGGCAGAATACCCAGACCTGGTTGAACCTGTACAGAACATCGAAATTGTACGGGAAGAGCAGAACCCTGGGAGCTTAATCCTGCGAAGGAAAGAGCTTTCACCGCCGATGCTTAAACTTCGGCAGATACTCGCCTCTAAAGGTGTTAAGGTGGAAGACGCTTCCCTACAGGGTACACCCAAGTCCCGAGAGCTTTCCGCAAGTATTGAAAGGCTGATGACCCAGGCGCAGACCACCCCGCCCGAAGAGGTTCCTAAGCCCGAACTTCGGGCACCACAGTCAACTCCACACACTGTAGGGCACAACCCGTTTTTCCGGCGAGAGCAGCAGTAATAATTATTTTTAAGAAAAACACACAGAACATGATAAAAGGGGTTGACACGCTGGACTGAACTTACGATAATAGAACCATGTTGGGGGCATCCTCAACTATCGGGAGCAGATGCCCCAAACTTAACTAACTGGAGAAAATTATGACCGAAGCAGCAGTAAAGAAACAGACAGTAGTAAATACAGTTACTATGTCTGATGGCCGTGTAGTAGACTTTGTAGGCAAGCGTAAGCTCTTAAAAGAGTCGAGCGTCGCAGCCAACGGTGCGATCCAAACCCGCCTTGATTTCGTCAACGGCGAAACCCGCACCTTCACTATCCCAGAAGCCTTGCTCGCTAAGTTCGCCAGCCACGGCGCGGAGCAAAAGCTGGGCGACGAAATCGCAGGCGTTGAAGACATCGACGACGCTGTAATGGCAGTAGATGAATTGATCGACCGCCTGTACAACGGCGAGTGGGGTATTCAGCGCGACAAGTCTGGCTTAGCCGGTGCAAGCATCCTGATGCGTGCTTTGGTCGAGTCCACAGGCAAGTCTGCCGAAGACATCAAACGCTTCTTGTCGGACAAAACTGCAGCCCAGAAAGCTGCGTTGCGGACTAATCCAAAAATCAAGCCTATTGTTGATCGCCTGGAGGCAGAAAAAGCTGCCAAGTCCTCGAAGAAAGCCGATGCAGTCGATACAGACGCATTGTTGGCCAAGTTGGAAGAGTAAAGGGAGAATGTCCAAAGTCTTGTTTGCGCGCTAGACTTTCCCTGGGGTAGGCAACAGTACCCGGACTACTGACGACATACCCCCCAGTTTGGATGGCTCCGGCTGGGGGGTTTTGTTTTATTCGGACGGATTAAAAACTTTTAATATGGACGAATAAAACAACATAACTGCATTGACAACCAGTGGCATTTGTGTATAATGGATGGAGCGGGACAATCCAGTACCCGTTACTTAGGAGCCATAAATGACTGAGATAACAAGCACCACAGGCGCAGATGACGCCGCAGACTTCCTGGACGCCCTACTCCAAGAGAGTGTCCAACAAGCAGAAGACCGTAAAGCCAGCAAAGCCTTACTTGCGAAGGTGAGGCAAGGAAAAGCCTCAGAAGCCGAGAAAGCTGCGGCAGGTCAAGCAGAACTACGGACGGCTTGGAGGGTAGAAGCAGTATGTGAAATGTGGGAACAGAGTGTCTGTGAATGCGGACACTCCCACGCATACTTCACCCAGTACATGGTGGAGCACAAGCCAGTGTATTCCATCATGGGGAACAATTCCCGCTGGGTTCGTACAGAACCCGAGCACCTGCCTGAAGGTATTAAACAAAAAGTAATTTATAACCTGACAGAAGTAAATTACTGCAGCCATTGCTCAGAGCCGCCCCAAGACGCCGAAGTCATAATCTGGGAAAACGGTAGATCACTTTCACAAGAGTTTGGGGAAGAGTGATGAAAGGTTTACTTATACTTTTTATAATCTTAGCGGCTTGGGGCTACGTTATGACAGACGATGCTAAGTCCCTTCACCAAAAACCTAAACCAGCATTGCCTGAGTGTCGGAAAAAAGTCCATTGGGATCAAAGTAAAGGTCCCCCAACGGTAGGGCATACCTGCCACACAGTAACTTAACCAAAAGGAGGAAAAATGCCAAGAGGCCGTGTACCAAGCTCTGTCCGCAGGATAGAGCGAAAAATCCAGCTACCCGAAGCTTTAGACACAGAGCTTCAACTTCTGCTCATGTCAGAAGTTGAGCAGCGTGTGCCCTACGGGTCATTAACTAAGTTAATAGTCCCTCTCTTAGAGAGGTTCTTAGCTGAGTATAAGGAAAACCAGAAAAATGCAGCAAGAGCAGCAGAATAAAGTTCAGGAAAAGCTTGTCAGAGAGCAGGCTTATAAAGCTTCAAAAAAATCTCAAGCAGATGCCAAGCGATTAACCCATAAACTTGACATCTTAACAGGGAAAAACTTTCTCGAAACTTCACGCAATTTTCTTCAACAAGAGCAGGATAAAGTAAAATGAAAAAAGAACCTTTAGGCTGGCGTATACTAGCAAAAGTGTTGGCAAGACCTTCTGTCAGCCGAAGACTTATAAAATTTGCCCAGTCGCGACCATATTTCGACATCTACAAAGACGAAAAACTTTACATGCGTCGTTGGTGGTTAGTACCAAGCTTTGCCCTAGCCCCCCATCCGAAGCATGGCTGGTTGGAGGTAAAACCTTGGTGGCCGTTTCGCTGGCGCATACATCACATCGTCAGCGCAGATTCTGACCCGCACTACCACGATCATCAGAGTGGGTACAGAACTTTTATACTGACAGGGGGGTACTGTGAAGTCAGTCCCAGCAAGATTTCTACCCGTTTTCCTTCCCTTTACTCCAATATGTCTGCGGGTCAGCTACGTACCTTCAGAGCCGGAAGTACAGCGTCTGCCAAAGCTACGGCTTGGCACAGCATTAGCGCAGTCAACCCCCAGACCTACACACTCTTCTGCATGTCAACTAAACAGGTACACGAATGGGGATTTTTGGTGGAAGGTGTAAAGGTTCACTGGAGGACTTACATACAGGCACAAAAAATGGGTAGCACCAAGGAAAATAAAGAGCTACCTCCAGAATATAAAGCAAGGTTAGAAGCTTTAGGTAAGGGGTATAAGCAATGACTGAAAACGAATACATCCTTCGACCAGAAGACATGACCTTTGAAGTAGTTTACGGCAGGGCCAAAAGTGGAGGCTTTGGTCCGACGATACCTGTAGGTGTAAAGGTTTCTCACATACCTTCAGGCATCTCAGTCGAAAAGCGTTCGCACAGAGGCAGTCATGCCAATAAAGGTGCTGCAATACAGGAGCTAGAGCTCTTACTAATCATACGAAGGGCTTTACATCTATGCACTGCCATTCCCCGCCCTAACCCTGCACTTAACCCAGAAAGTTAATATGGACACACTAAGCCTTAAAGCTGTAGCAAAACCTGCAAACCTCAATGCAACTGCACCACCACCACTTAACCCTGAACAAGAGGCTGCCTTAACCGAAGCAATCAATTGGCTTAACGACACGTCACCTACTGCATCACCCTTTTTTGTGTTAAAAGGTTACGCAGGGACAGGTAAGACTTTCACTGTCAAGAGTTTGGTCGATCGGGTCAAGGGTCGATTTGTGTTCTGCGC